AATATTACACTTGTTGTCATTGCCTTATGTGTAATTTCAACCGTTTATCTATTCAAGGAGATGCGAGACCTTAAGAACGCACCACCCCAAGTAATGAGAGTTCCATACCCAGTTCAAATGTCTAAAGAGCGAATGGAGGCACCACCAGTCTCTCAAACACGACAAATTGAAGTGCATGAAGAAGAGGAAGAAGAAGAAGTTAAGGGAAGTTTGAGTTTGGAAGAAAATATCGAATAATAAAAAATGTGGTTATTATAACTTGCGACATCGCAATGAAGAAATATAAGTCTATAGCTATTCCTGTATCGTTTTCAGGTGATAAACCACGATTTCTTACAGTTAGGGACCGCCGTTTCAAAGAATGGATATTTGTCACAGGCGGGTGTCGAAAAAGAGAAATACCCAATCCCCTAAGATGTGCCCTTAGGGAATTAGAAGAGGAAACACGAGGAGTTGTTTCATTAAAACAATGTGACTATACAGAATATAAGTTTTCAGTCAAAGATGGTCAAGATGAACTTATTTATAATGTATATGTCTTTTTTGTTCCTTACAAGAGATGCGAACAAATTGAAATTATATCAAAATTTAATAATGAAAAAGTCAAAACAAACCAAAAGAAAATTGCCCGTCTTCCAATAAAGAAAACATTTGATGAAAATGATTATTTGAGTTGGGATACACTAGAAGAATTCAACAACAGGAAGAGATGGGATCTAATTGTTGATAATATAATAAAAAATCCAAAGTTTTATTCCTGTGTTTCTTCTCACTCTAGAAAAACATTCAGTATAAAGTAAGAATGTCATCACATTCAAAAAGCTTTATTTTGAAACAAATAAAAGATATACTCATTAAAAAACATGATTTTACAGAAGAAGCTGCACAATCATACATTGAAACCAACAAGGATAAGAAAGCGTATGAACTTTTGGTAATAAAAAGAGACCTTAAGAGAGGACAACAAGACGAGGAGGAAGAAAATGAAGATGTCTCAATTTCAACGAGATTAAAAAATTAAATCTATATTTTTATAAGTATCCATGTTCAGAACCTGGTGTTATAAAAATAAATTTAACAATGCCAGCTCTCTATCACATGTATTAATGGACAAAGGTGTCCTATCAATCCCATTTGATAGATTGGATGATTTCTACACAAAGTGTGTAGAGTGTATAAAAAGTGGTGAAAAGATTTATGTTGTGGAACAGAAGACACCTTTTTATAACTTTTTTGTTGATGTTGATTTTAAAGATGAAGAAGCATTAGGTTTGGAACAAATTAAAAATATTTCAAAAATAATTTGTGATAAAGTTAAATCATTGGGTGGAAAAGATTGTATTATTTCTGTTGCAGAACCAAAAAAAGTTCAAGATAATTTAATCAAAACGGGTATTCATCTTAATTGGTTTGGTTTTGTTGTGGAACAAGAGGGTGCTCTATCCCTGAGAGACCACATTGTTTCAACCCTTAAGACAGCATATGGGGGTCAGGATTGGAATGATATTATTGATGTGGCAGTCTATGGAAACCTTGAAAAACAGACAGCGGGAGCTGGTTTTAGAATGCCTTGGTCTCACAAGATGGGTAAGCATGATGCATGTGAAGGCAAAGGGTGTGAAGGTTGTGATAATGGAAAAGTCACACAATCCCCTTATCTCCCAGTTTATAAATACATTCATGGTCCATTGAGCATGATCCAAGAAGTTTCACAAGAACCCACAGTTCAAATGCTTAAATTGACAACAGTCAGGACTAAGTGTGAAGCACCCGCAAGAATTAAACCTCTTTCAAAGGCTAAATCCAATTTTATAAAAGAAGGTGGTTTCACAAAGCATCAAACAAAAAATGAATTCATAGACAGTGAAATCCAAGCATACCTTGAGACTTTCATTCGTAGGAGTATGGAGGGACAACAGAATGCTCGTATTACAAAAATGTTTAAACACAAAAAATGTTATTTGATTTCTACAACCTCACATTATTGTGAAAACTTGGGTAGAGAACACAATTCTAATCATGTATGGTTCTTTTTGTCAAACAATTTAATCATGCAAAAGTGTTTCTGTGATTGTGAAACAAATAGAGGGAGGCGTTCAGGGTTTTGTAAAGATTTTACGGGAAGAAGACATGTTATTCCTGAAAAATTAGTTGAAAAGTTATATACAAAAGAGGACAATATACCAGAAAAAAGGGAAGTAAAAACACAAGTTGTTAAGAATGATGATATAAATGAACTCTTGGCACGGTTTATAAATAAAAACATGTATGGTCAAAAGGATGTAGAGGTCATAGGTGTTCTTAAAAAGGGAAAGAATTACACGGTCGAAACAACATCAATGTTTTGTGAAAAAGCAAACGAGGAACATGACTTTTGTATTCCTTTCAGCATTGAAAAAGATGTAATAAAGTGTGCTTGTCCCTGTAAATCAAAGAAATTTGCTCCCAGGGGGCACATCCTTTATTCTAAAATTGTAGATAAGCTTAATCCAGCAAAGAAAAAATAGCCATTTATTGTAATGATTAGTGTAGTTCTTATTGCATTTGTCGTGTATTTTGTCATTAAAATGATAAAAAGAGATGTAGATGACTTTTCACATATCAAAGAAATTCAGAAGAAGATACATAAATATTCAGGAGTTAATCCAGACTACTATGAACAATATCTCGCAAATTTCAACTTAGCCAAACATACAATAAAAGATGTGAATCAATCAAAGGTATTTTTTCACCAGGCGATACAATACCTCGAGGAACTTTCTCTTTTTGGTGTTGCAGGGGATTTAGATATTCACGACGAGATGACATATTTAATACAAGAACTAGGATATAATTTTGAGAAGATGTTATTGAACTCAGCAATAAATAGCGGTGTCCGCTTTATTCCAGTGTATTTAAATGAGAAAATAACGGCTTAAAAACATCTTTAAATAACTATATAATGAGCCCTTCAACTGTAAAAACACGCGCAGGTCGTATTTCCAAGCCAATTGAAAGATTAGACCCAGAAGAAGACATTATAGATGATTTTACAGATGAAGAAGATTTTGATACAGAAGATGAATTTGATGGTGATTCGGACGAAGAAGAAGAAGAAGTTGAAGAAGAAGATGCAGATAACGAGGGTAATTTGAAGGATTTTGTTGTATATTCTGAAGACGAGGAAGACGATGATGATGAAGAATGCACTGACGACGAAGAAGATGATTATGAAACCGAAGAAGAGGAGGAATATGATTCAGAAGAGGAAACAGACGATGAGTGCGACGATTAAGCTTAAAAAGATAAAGTTATACTTATTAAATGGAGACGGAGATAGGTGTTCCAATTGAATACGATGCAGACAAGGATTTTAATAATAAAGTATTGTCTAGGGGAGATAAACAGGAACCATTTACAACGTCTATTTCACAATTGATTGATAATGAAAGAGATTATGTTCCACCAAACCCATTACCAGAAAGGTTACATGATGAGAGGGGACCCATTCCACAAAACCCAAGAGACTATAACGGACCACCACCCCAACAATATTATGAAGAACCGATATATTATCAGCAACCACCACCACAACAACAACCGATAATATATCAGAATAACGATATGTTTTCATCTTTTGATAAAACTGTTTATATTGGTCTTTTCATCGCCGTTGTTTTAGGCTTCTTCATCGGGAGAAATAGCTCTCAACCCTTGATCATCAGACCAGGATGATTGACCTGTAAAATCACCAATTGGACCAGTTTCAACTTCTGAGAAATATGCGCGACCAACAACCAAAGGATCTGTAATTAAATCCTTACCCACATCCTGTGGCGTTACTGCTCTGTCTTGCCTTCGTGTATACACGGTGTATGTCAGAAGAATAATCCCACCAACAATACCAAGTGTTAATATATTAAAAAGAACACTCAATCTAATTAAGAAAAAAGCACATATCAAGATTATTATAAATAATGTTTGAAAGTTATCCATTATTTATAATAGCCAGTTATTTTTTTTGATTTTTTTAATTAATACTTACCTTACGCTTCTGTGATTTCACCTTCTTCCTTTTCCTTGTTTTCCTGTTCTTCCTTCCACTTCTTATCCGCTTCCTCCCGTTCCTTCTTGCGTTCTTCGATCTCAGCCGCAACAATCGCATCGGCTTCCTTCACCAATTCCTCCATTGGAGTATCTGGCTTTTCCTTTTGGAGGCGTTCCAATACCTCAGCTGGGTGGCTGACTGGAGCTTCATCTGGCTTGTTGTAATACTTACTGTGCTCATCACCTGGTTTGAGGAATGGCATCTTTTCACTTTGTTTGACAGCCATCATATCAGACTTACGCTCCTCAAAGTGTCGCGCAGCCGCCAATTGGTTTTGCTTGTAACCATCCATAATCTCCTGAAGTTGATCATTGGTGTAATTCACATCCTCAATAGACGTGGGGTCTGGTGGGATGAGAAGCCATTGGTACATGTTGCAAACATAGATGTCAAATGTATTTTCTTCTTCCTGAAGCTTCTTGGCATGCTTAGCAGCTTCCTCTTGGGTTCCAAAGCACCCACGAATCTTAATTCCAAATTTATCATGCTTTTGTGGAGCTTCTGGTCCAATACAAGAAATACAAGCCCATTCTTGACCTGGAACAGTAATTGAATCACGAGTAAGAGAAGTCATTATAAAATACTATGAAATGACGTCTTTAAGTCAAAAATAAACCTGATAATGCTTTATAGTATGGATACTTTTAGTTGTAGGGTCATTTATCCATATCTTTTTATAACCCTCTAGAAGCTTTTCTACTCTTTTATCATCATAGAACCTTTCATATAAGGGGTTTATAAAAAATACCTTATGTATGTATTTTGTTTTATAAGGAAATGTATTTGAACATAAAACATGTGGTGTATAGGGACTATCAAATAATTTTGTTTTAATATATTCCTCTATATCTCCAAATAATTCTTTTGTTATTTTTTTATGAATATTATATCTTTCATAATCATCTAATTCCCTTTTTAACATTCTTGTGTTATAATTATTTTATTTTTTTTCATTATTTATCTCAGAAACAATGAAAGAAGATTTGAGAAAACAAAAATTATTGAAAAGAACAGAGATGGAACAAGAAACAGAAAATAAAAATTGTATTGAATGTGGTAAAGAATTAGAAAGGGGTGAATTATCATTAAAATATTTTTGTAGAGGGTGTTATGGTGCCTTTTCTTCATGTCATATTAGAAGAAGAGAGGGCATTAATTGTATGAATTGTGATAGAGTAGGTGTTCATGGGTTTATTTGGAATAGATGTCAGCATGTTTGTTGTGTTCAGTGTTACAAAGATACACCACATCAAATAAAATTTGAAGTCCTAAGAGCAAAAAATCCAAATACAAGATGTGCCATCTGTGCTAAAACAGGTGTAAGAAATTGTGAGTACACTAAAAATGGGAGAAGACTATTCTAATGTTTTCAGACCAAAACCAGATTGTGCCTTTGGTAATCTAGTTCTTTCAATGCTTTCCCATTTTATTTCCGCAGAAAATCCAAAATTCCACAAAGATGTTTTTCTCTATGGAAGAGATAAATTTATTCAATCAATTCAAACTGTTGATATTGAAGAAGTTCCAGTTGGTAATGCAACTATTAATTCAGAAGATATGAAAATTCTTCATCTAAAATATTTGAATACAACTGAAGTCATGAATATAATGATAAGACCAACTGAATATTTAAAACAACACATTGACAAATATTATGAACAAGTAAAAGATTGTGTCGCAGGGTTTCATTGTAGAAGAGGGCTTTCTTGTGAAGATTCAGCTCAATTTGGTTACTTTCCATTCGCAAACATAAAAGCTGTGGATGCCATGATACACGAAGCACTTCGTTTGGACGCCCCTGTTTACTTTTTGAGTGATTCAGTTTCTACAAAAGAATATATAAAATCAAGAGTTCCCAAAGCAGTGTGTCTTGATTTTAAAATTGGTTTTACCGCAGATGAACATTCACAATTTTGTGATGTTGAAGATGAAACAATGGATGCCAAATTAAATAGTTTTGTTGAATGGTTTTTGTTGTCTAAAATGCCTAGGGTCTACATGACAAATGGTGGAATAAATGGAAGAAATGTTGTTGAGTTTGTTGAAGAAGGTTTAACATCTACATATGGATATTCCGCAGCACTTTATGGAGGTAAAATTCCTTATTATATTTTTAATGACGGTTACATATTTCAACCAGTTGCAGCAGATACTATTGAAAGACATGGTTTGAGATATAATTGGTCTGATATATTAACAAGAAAATTTATTTCATATTCCCTTTGGGGAGACAATAAAGTATATACATATGGAATGATTGAAAATGTAATCCTCGCAAGAAAATATTTTCCAATGTGGGTTGTTAGAATTCATTATAATGAAACAGTTCCCGAGGAAATAATAAAATGGTTAGGAAAACAACCAAATGTATATTTAGTGAAACATAGGGGTGCCGAAAAAAGAGCCGCAAATACACTTTGGAGATATAATGATTTATTTGTTGGAATAGATGATGATTATGGTTCAACAGTTATATTTAGAGATTGTGATTCAAGATTGTCTGAAAGAGAAAAAATATTAGTTGAGGAATGGCTCAAATCAAACAAGGATTGTCACATCATTAGGGATCATCCTGGTCATACATGTCCCATTTTAGCAGGAACTTTTGGGGCTAGGAATAAATTATTAAAATATTTACCAAACAGTTTGAACCAACAAGATATTAATAAACCCCCATGTGAATTTGTTGAGGGCAAACATGTTTTCATTAATTATTTAACAAACATAACCCCTGAAACAGATAATTATATTGTGGATCAGCGTTTCCTTGCTTTTCTGTATCCATTAATTATTATGAAAGCATTCGTTCATTGTAGTGACAATAAATATGAACCTTTCGCGGAGGATATAGAAAAGGTTGAAACAGGATTTGTTGGAGAAGTTATATATACTGCCCCCAACGCTGCAAAATTATTTGGTGAGGATGAAAACACAGAATTTGTCAGAGAATATCAAACTCAAACATTGTAAATCTTGAGAATTTCTTCAACCGCGGGGTGTCTAACAATGTCTTCACCGTGCATCTCAACTCTTTCAATATATTTAAATTCACCATCATATTCTTTCATTCTTTGACTTAAATCCCATAGACCATTTGTTTTTTCACTAAGATCACTTTGTTCCAAATCACCAGAAATAACCATCTTTGAGTTTTCACCCAAACGGGTCATAACCATCTTAATTTGGTTAATTGTGCTGTTTTGCATTTCGTCAGCAATAATGAATGTATCATTAAATGTTCTACCTCTCATGTATCCCAAGGGAGCAATTTCAATGTATCTTTCCATTTTTGACATTGAAAAACTTTTTTCAAAAACATCATACATTGGTCTGACCCAAGGTTCCATTTTTTTATCAATATCACCAGGCAAGTAACCCATATCTTCGTCGGCTGCTACAATTGGTCGTGTTAAGATAATTCTTTGACACTTTCGTTCTTCCAATAATTCAATGGCCATCTCACAGGCCAACCTTGTCTTACCACACCCAGCTGGTCCAGTGGCAACAATGATTGGCTTCTGAGACTGTAGCGCCTTTATATAAGATGCTTGACCAGGTGTTTTTGCGAGGTAATCCATATTATGAAATATATAAACATTATTTTATAATATAATTAAACGATGATTGTGAATAATTACTCCCTAATTAAATTTACACCAACAAAAAGATATGCTTCAATTGTGGATCCCCAGGGTATTCCTAGGTTTGTATGTTTTCCAAACGAAGGCGTAGCACAAAAATGTGTAAAAGATATATGTAAGCATAGATGTGAATATGGTTCTTGGCCTTCTGTTGATTTTACACATAAGACTGCTACACTCAAAAAGAAAAATCCCCAAGGTAGAAAAAGAAAATTAGAAGAATTGGAGAGATGTTTTATTATTGAAAATATGGACGATGAGCAATTTACAACTTTTGCACAAGGTTCAGGGGCACATTTTTTGTATTGCCATGAATTTAGTTTAGTTCCCTCACTACATAATACATTGGATGTAAGAATGAAGGGACAAGAAATTATTGTTCATGAAAATATTGATTTATATAGACAGAAGTTAGAGGCTTCATCAATGTTTAATGATGAGGAAAATATTAAAGAAGAATAAATTTGTAATAATTAAATGTGTGGCATTGTATGCACGTTTGGTAATCCTATTGATGTCCCAGTTGGCTTACTAGAACATAGAGGTCCCGATGATTATAAACGAGATAGTCTAGGTAAATGTCAAATAGATTATTATCGTCTCGCAATCAATGATTTAACACAAGATGGAATGCAACCTTTCAAATCAGAACAACATATATTTGCATGTAATGGTGAAATATATAATCATAAACAATTCAGACAAGGAAAAGAAAAATCCACAAGTGATTGTATTGTTGTCCCAGATATGATTGAACGAATGGGTATTAAATTAACGCTCACATATATCAATGGTGATTATGCTTTCGTCTATTCAGATGGTAAAAGAATTATTGTAGCCAGGGATCCCCTAGGTGTTAGACCATTGTTCTATGTAAAATATGATAAAGATTCTTATGCTTTTGCGAGTGAAGCAAAGGCTCTTTTGTTTTTGAATAAAAAAATTAATATTTTCCCACCAGGATACTTTTATGATTCACTTATTGGTGATTTCATTTGTCATCACAATGTGTATTGGTCTCGTTCCATGGATACAAGAAAATCTATTGAAAAGGAATGGATTAAAAATACTTTAGAAGATGGAGTTAAATTAAGAATTAAAACAACAGATAGACCTATTGGATTTTTATTGTCAGGTGGTTTAGACAGTAGTCTTATTGCTTCCATTGCACAAAAACAATTAGGAAAGATTAAAACTTTTTCAATCGGTGTCAAAGATAGTCCAGATTTGGTGGCAGCCAAAAAAGTTGCTGATTATTTGGATTCAGATCACACTGAAATTATATTTACTGCCGAAGAGGGTATTGCCGCTTTAGAAGATGTTATTCATTCACTTGAATCATATGACACTACTACAGTGAGAGCTAGTATTCCAATGTATCTTTTGTGTAAATACATCAAAGAAAACACTCCTTGTAGATACATATTTTCAGGGGAAGGAAGTGATGAAGTATTGGGTGGGTATTTGTATTTTCATTATGCTCCCTCAGAAGTTGAATTCTCTATGGAAAACATTAGACGTCTCAAACTTATTCACCAATTTGATGGTTTGAGAGCAGACAGGTGCGCGGGGGCACATGGTTTGGATTTAGTTGTTCCGTTCCTAGACAAACATTTTGTGGAATGTGCTATGACAATTGAACAAAGATTAAAATTACCAAAAGAGGGAGACCCAGTTATTGAAAAAAGAGTTCTTAGGGAGGTATTCCAAGAATATTTACCAGATGATATTTTGTGGAGACAAAAGGATGGTATGAGTGACGCAGTTGGTAAAAGTTGGGTTGAGGAACTCAAAAAGTTTTGTGATGAAACAATCAGTGATATGCATTTTAGAATGATGCAAAAAACAGCCGAACACAACAAACCAACAACAAAAGAAGAAGCTCTTTACAGGTTTTTGTTTTGGGAAAAGTTTGGAAGACAAAATGAACACTTAATTAGTGAAATATGGAGACCCAAATGGATTGACATATCTGACCCAAGCGCTAATCATATTAAGTCGCGTCTAAACAATGATAATTAAATATACTTTAAAAACAGTATGGACTCCACAACCAAACACTTTACAAAAGCTTTTGATCCCTCAAACGAAGAACATGTTATGTGGTTGAAGAGTGTTGGTGAAAAAATTAAAAATGTTAATCCAGGTGATAAAAAATTGGATATGGACAAATTGGTTAATAATAACCCACTCAATGAAAAATTGGATAATTTCATGGACTGGGCGTATGCTCATTTTAGTATTGCTATGAAATACACAGACGCCGTGTTGAATGGTTATGCTTTTATACCACCTCATCCACATACAGAGGCTCACGGCAAATAGGACAAGTGCTAGATTTTAGCATGTTTTCACACAGGATACAGAGTGGGTGTTCGCAAGGAGTTCTTGAAGATGTATCTTCACGACAAACAGAACAAGTTTCTAAATCTAAAAACTCATCTCTAAAGACGGCAGTTTCCATTTCGTCCTTAGATGTGTCATAAAATGTATCATATTTCTTGTTATATTTAACATTCTTTAGGGTCTCGTATATTTGTTCAGATAATCTATCATTATCTTCAAGTTTCTTTGTTATGAGTGTTATATCTCTTTTAGCACTTGAACATACACACAAGTATAGGTCTTTTGTTATATACGCAGTCACTGGAATTCCCAAAACTTTTTTTACAGTACGAAAAAGATATTGTGTTTTAGTTGTTCCATCAAAATGATTATGAATTTCTTTGGTGAGATCACTCATTACAGGATATACAAATTATCTTTTTATATAGTATAATGTCTGAGAATAACAATAATTATAAAAAGGTTCTGGGAAAAGTACCTCATCTCAATAATGATATAAGTAAGTTAGAAGAAGATTTTAAAAATTTATTAACACGTGAAACAAAACTAAAACAAGAACATTTAAATCTACCAATTAAATTTCTTTCAAGTATGGATCAAGGTGATCGAAAATTTATGGGACCAATTAGTGATGAACATCGCAAGGAATATTATCAAGTAAATACAGTCGTAAATATTAAACCAAGAGGATTTAATAAGAGTGTTGAGTTGTTTTCACATATTGACACCTATAGACCAAAAGATAGTGAATTAAGTATAGAAGCTAAAAGGTTGATAATAACAAGAACATTCTCTTCTAATACTAATCCTGGTAAGACGGTCCATGAAACTACTTTTAGTACTATCATGCGGACTCATAGTCCTATCAATAATCAGAAATATACACGAAGTAATGATATCACACCTGATGCGGATATACATACAAAGGCATACTTAAAATTTTTATATACCATTGGAAAATCAAAAAATAATGGAAA